GCCCATTTATGTGGTTTCATTCTAATTCCTCTAAAAATTGCTCTTCTAGCTCTGCAAGATTATCTAAAACATAGTCTTTGTCATAGTATCCATTATCAAAACACCACAACCAAAACTCATCTGTGCTACTCCATGGCTCTGACATAATTACTCCCATTTAAAAATCTTAGCTGCAATTTCAGCCACCACTAATACTGACAATAGCAGTATCAAGCACCCAATTAGAATCAATGCGTTCTCAACCATTATAGTTGCTCCTCTACAAATTTTTCCATGCTAGTAATCATCATCTTGCCAAGCGATTTGGCTAGTATTTCTAGCTCATCATTACGACCAAAGTAATATGCTAATGCTATTGCTTTAATCACAGAATTAGTAGCTTCAAGGTCGTAGTCATATGCGTAATCAATAAAGTCAGCAGCTTTTGTGTTGTCTAGCTTTTCAAGCATAGCTTCTTCCAATTGCTCTTGATATTCCTGTTCATCCATAGGTGGAACTTCATGTGGATTCATAAAGTAGTATTCGTAATAATCACTCATTTTACTCTCCTAAAATGACTGCGAAAGTGCAGTTGATGTGTGCATATTATTCCTGTATCGGAATAGTGTCAACAACTATTTGCATTTTATTTTTAAATTGTTGCAAAAAACACAATAAGTAATATTTATTATACTTTTATCGTTTTTGTGCTATATTTGCTGTTGAGGCTAGGTTATGCAGACCGAAAAGGAAGTCCACTCACACTCTCCACACTTCCCTGCCTCATTTATTGCATATGTGGAGATTTGTGCTATTATTGCAATCACACTTGGCGGTGTAATTTCTGAGTAAGCCTTAGACGATACTCTGCTGGTACTCAGACCAGTCCGCCAACATACGAAAGTATGAGAGTATCGCCTAGGGCTTTTTTGTTTTAGGAGTCCATTATGAAGTTAGCAACACATCAAATAGAAATTGAAGGATATATTTCTGCAAACGGAGATTTGTGCATAGCATTTAACAAAGATGATTTGCATAAACAGGCATTAAAAGATTTGTTAATAATAAAAAAAGAAAATGCAGGCAAGTTCCTTGACGGATTAACTGAGCTTGTGATGGAGATTAAAAATGGCTGAACGCAGAATGTTTGCGAAAACTATCATTGATAGTGACGCATTTTTAGATATGCCTTTATCTACACAGGCACTTTATTTTCACCTTTCTATGCGAGCTGATGATGATGGGTTTATTAACAACGCAAAAAAAATTCAAAGAATGTTAGGTTGTTCAGATGACGATATGAAAATATTGTTAGCTAAAAACTTTATCATTCCATTTGAAACTGGCGTATGTGTAATTAAGCATTGGAAGATTCACAACTTAATTCAAAAAGACAGGTATAAACCAACAGTATATAACGATTTAAAAGATAAATTATCTATTAAAAACAATAATGTATACACTTTGGATACAGAATGTATACAAGTTGTATCCAGTTTGGAACCACAGGTTAGTATAGGTAAGGCAAGTGAAGTAAATACTAATGACGAATTTAATAAGTTTTGGGAGATATATCCTAAGAAATTAAATAAAGCTGATGCACTAAAAGCATGGAAAAGTGTAAATGTAGATTTACAAACTATTTTAGATGCTTTAAAGTGGCAAACAGAACTGCCTGATTGGAGAAAAGATGGCGGTCAATTTATTCCTTACCCAGCTTCTTATTTAAGAGGCAAGCGATGGGAAGATGAGAGAATTACATCAGTTAAGAGAGGATTGGTGTTCTGATGATAGTAAGACCTGGAGAGTTATTGTTAAAGGTTCAAGACCTTTACAAAGATGGAGTAGGCAAAGGACATTCAACTGGATGGGAATGCGTAGATGAGTTTCTTACCATCCGTTCTAAACAGCTTACAGTTATTACTGGTATGCCATCACATGGTAAATCAGAATGGCTAGATGCTTTATGTGTAAACCTTGCTAGGAAGCACAAATATCGCATTTGTTTCTTTTCACCTGAAAACCACCCATTAGAAATGCATTGCAAGAAAATCCTTGAAAAGATTGTGCATAAGCCATTATGGGGGAATAACAAGATGACTGAAGACGAAATGTGGAAGGCGATGGAAGTTGCTGACAATTACTTTTCATTCGTCAAAGTTGATGATGAGTCGTTTACTCCAAGAGATATTATTGAGCAAGCATTGCCATGGCTGGACAGCAAGATAGGATTCCCTAAAGCATTGGTCATTGACCCTTGGAACGAGCTTGACCATAGCAGACCATCAGGATTAAGCGAAACAGAATACATATCACAAACGCTTACAATACTTCGTAAGGCAGCTCGTGAGTATGATGTGCATTTATTCTTGGTTGCTCACCCTATGAAGCTACAAAAACAAGCTGATGGAAACTATCCTGTGCCAAAGCCATACGATATAAGCGGAAGCGCTCATTGGTATAATAAAGCGGATAATGCTATTGCCATATGGAGAGATGTAATTAACGAGCCAGAGCGTACAGAGGTTCATGTTCAGAAGGTCAGATTTAATTCCAATGGACATCCTGGCATGGCTCAGTTATATTATGATTACAAGAGATGTGGTTATGTTTCAAAAGAGCAGTATTTCAAAACACTTTAGGAGAGAGAGTGATGAACGAGAGTAATTTAATTAAATTTGCAAATGGTGTTATCAGAGAGATGTATGAGGACATACAGAAGTTTGATATAGAGGCTGAAGACGCCATCAAGAAGTCAATTATCTTTTACACTAGATGTTGGGTTAAGCGTAGCAACAAAGACGAATCTGTTACAGACTATGCAAATGGTGTAATGCAAGATATTGCTAAAGAAATAGACGATTTAACTGAAGACGAAGTGGAAGTGATGACTAATGCGCTTGTTTACAGAATGCGTAGATGGCTAAGGCGCAATGAGCGTGTATCTACAGAGGCTATGACATATGACAAAAGAGCTGTGGCTTTTGATATGCTATCAAGAGGCTCTCCACTAGAAGAGATACAAGCATTTTTGAAGGTGTCTGGCTTTACTCTGTATAACTACAGACGAGATTGGATTAAAGAGCAAGAAACGAAGGAAGTAAAATCTGAGTCATGGTATCGTCAAGAATACCCTGATTTGCATGATGCGCTATATCAAGCGCTTGCATCAGGGAGAGTTAGTGAAACAATTATCAGAAGGAACACATGGTGATACTAGCAGAGCTATATGATGCAGACACAGAAGAGTTTGTAGCCTTAGTAACTTGTAACGATAGGGCGCATTTGCAACAGTTCATTGAGGTAACTCAGTTTTCTAGAAAAATTGAGATGGATGTTGTGGACTTTGGTGATAGGATTACTTTCCAATGAAAACAGTAAATCAATTCTTAAAAGAAATGACGGAAGTATTTGGCAAAGTTGAGTATCGTGCAGAGAAAGATGGGCAAGTGTTCAGGTCTAAAGGATATAAGCAAATTGATGGGAACTGGGTAACTCCAGCTACAATGCCAAAAATGGAGAGCAAGAATGGCGGAAAGATGTCCAGCATGCGGTCAAGTAAAAAAACGCACAAGTGAACAAAACAGGCGATTGCATTTACTGTTTCATGAGATTGCTGAAAAAGTAAAGGGCGCTGATGGACTGCATCATCCGCATCAATGGTGGAAGGCTATGATGAAAGATAGATGGCTTGGCTACGATGAATACAATACATCTGATGGTCGTACTGTGTATGTATTACGAGCAACTTCTGATTTGACTGTTGAAGCTCTCAACGAGTTTATGATGAAAGTTGAGGAATGGGCAGCTAAACATGGAGTGTATTTGCAAGAATGATTTATAGAAACAAGAAACTATTAGAAGCGCTCAGGGAACTGCCTTGCATGAATTGTGGGCAGATGGATGGCACAGTATGTGCTGCTCATAGGAATCAAGGCAAAGGCATGGGCATGAAGGTCAGCGATGCACTTGTTGCTGCAATGTGCCACAGATGCCATACAGAGCTAGACAACGGCAACTCATACTCCAGAGATGAGCGCAGAGATTGCTGGAATCAAGCATATATCAAGACAATGCAGTATTTAATTGAGAATGAGCACCTAAAGCTAAAATGATTAAACTAACTCTACCTTTCCCACTTACTGTAAACCATATGTGGGGACAAGCAGGAAAGCGAAAATATCTCAAAAAGTCAGCTCATGAGTTTAGAGCCAAAGTGCAGGATGCTGTAGTAGAAGCTAAAGCAAAGTTTATTGGTGAGCGTGCAGCGGTGTTCGTAGCTTTATACCCTCCTAACAAACGGAAGTATGACGCAGACAATAGGCTAAAGTGTTTGCTAGACGCATTACAGCATACAGGCGTTATATATGATGATGAGATTGTTGATACGATAGTCGTAGTTAAGCGTGAGCCAGTTGCTGGTGGTATGTGCAAGGTCGTGATTGTTTCTGATGAGTGTCGTAGGGTAAAGCAAGAGATATGGGGGGATATGTAGTGGATATTGATAGAGTCAAGTATTACTTAGAGCTGTGGACTGATTACATGAAGCATGGCAACTCTAGCAAGCTAGGATTCAGCAACAAGTCTGTAGGATTCTCAACTGGTGGCGCTAGTTCCTTTGAGGATTTAACAGAAGACATGGATGTACAGCAGGTCTTGATTGTTGACAGAGTGATAGATGATTTGCCTAAAGAGCTAAAAGAAAGTGTGTATGCTACACATTTAGGGAACAAAACAAACATGACAATGATGTCTATTGCCTACAACTACCAGTTAGCTGTTGTAGAATTAACAACAAAGCTAGAGAAAAAGAACCTATTTTGAGCATTGTACTTGACAAGCGTATAGTTTTCGTGTAACATCACGAACCATGACAGGAGAGGTGCGCCCAAAATTCCCACCACTCCCATTTACACTCTTGGCAAATATATCTGCCACTTTGACCGCTTAATGCGGTCTTTTTTTATTCCAAAGGCACGCTATGAAATTCATGGGACTTCTAACTACTAGCTCTAAGATGATTGAATCACCTAAAGAGCTGTTAAAGAATACTAAGATTGCCATTAAAGACTGGAATCTTATCCCAATGGATGTAGATGCGCCTAATGAGGCTGAATGGCGCAAGATGGCAAAGATTCGCAATGTTTCTGTAGATGAAGCAAAGCGTCAGTTATGTGCCAACTGTGAATACTTTGATAATAGCGACACCATGATGGTAGCTATGAATGAAGTGCCAAGAAACGAATACGATGTTTACGAGAACTACAAGGCTCAACGAGGCTACTGCACAAAATTGCATTTTATCTGCCATGTGCCAAGAAGTTGTCAGGCATGGGAAGCAAAAGAGTACGAATCCAAAGACAAAGAAGAATACATGGGAGATGACGATTATGATGCGTAATGCCGATAAAGCAGCAGATAAGATAGCTAAAGTAATGGGTGAGTATAAAGACAAGAAGTTGAAAAGCTCATCTGGTAGCAAAGTAAAATCTCGCAAGCAAGCTGTAGCAATCGCACTTTCAGAAGCTGGAATGTCTAAGAAAAAAGGAAAATAATCATGCCAATGGTCGGAAACAAAAAATACGCATATACCAAAGAAGGTATGGCAAAAGCTAAAAAAGACGCAATGAAGTCTGGTAAGCCAATGAAGGTGGCTAAAAAAGGCAAAAAATAATGCGTGACTTAAACAAGATAGCTGAGAAGATGACGGCATTGTGGTCTGGTGGCAAGTATCACAAGGTAAAGCCAGTAAAGAAAGCTGAAACCACAGATGACCAAATCAATAAAGCCATGAAGCAATTTGGCGCAACTAAGAAAAAAGGCAAATAATTATGATGATGGCACAACCAAACATGGGGAATATGGCAGGGATGCCTAGCTTGCTAGGTGGTATGCCACAGCAACAAGCGCCACAGATGATGCCTCAAGCACCAATGCAGTTCATGAACTTTAACCCACAGATGCTTCAACAGTTACAGCAAAGAATCCCACCATGGATGCAACAGATGATGATGCAACGAGGCATGATGCAGCAACCAATGCCACAGATTACACCAACAACACCATTCAGAGCAGTAGATACTGACAGACGAGTAATGCCAATGCCTAATGTGCCACCAAGAGCAGTAGATTACGATAGACGATTATTACTAAGGTAACAAACAACTGAGGGCGATGACATCGTAAGATAGTCGCATATAAATGTATAAAATTGAATATATAGCAGTAGATAAACTAATTCCTTATGCTAACAATGCTAGAACGCATGATGATAATCAAGTAACGCAAATAGCATCAAGCATTAAAGAGTTTGGGTTTAATAACCCCATCTTAATTGATGAGAGCAATGGAATAATTGCTGGGCATGGTCGTTTAATGGCTGCCAAAAAACTAGGGCTAGCTGAAGTCCCAACAATTAAGTTAGAGCATTTAAGCGAATCTCAACGAAAAGCATATATACTTGCAGATAATCGTATAGCATTAAATAGCGGATGGGACACAGAGTTGCTATCGCTAGAGCTTAAAGAGTTAGATAGTCAAATAGATTTAAGTATGCTTGGCTTTGATGCTAAAGAATTAAGCGCTTTGCTTGAGCCAGAAGTTATTGATGGTCTAACAGATGAAGATGATGTCCCTGAAGTTCCTATTGAGCCTAAAACAAGGCTAGGTGATATATATAAGCTAGGCAACCATAGGCTGATGTGCGGTGATAGCACAAGTATCACCGATGTAGAAAGGCTGATGGGAAGTCAAAAAGCTGATATGGTATTTACAGACCCGCCATATGGAGTTGATTACAAAGGCATTCATAATGACTCAAGAAATGGGCTTGAAGAACTTTTAAGAGGAGCTTTTGCAAATTATTTAACAGTTTGCAAATCTGGTGCATCAATTTATTGCTTTCATTCTGATAAATGTGCTGATGTTTTTCATAAGGTATTTAGAGAATTTTTCCACTTTAGCTCAATGATTATATGGGCAAAAAATAGTTTAACTTTAAGTCAAACGGATTATCAAAGTCAGCATGAGCCATGTTTATATGGATGGATGAATAACGGAAGCCATAGCTGGTATTCTGACAGAAAGCAAACTTCAGTTTGGAAATTTGATAAAGAAAGGGTGGTTGGTCATACAACGCCAAAGCCAGTTGCTTTAGTAGAAAAAGCTATAAGCAACTCTAGCAAAAGCGGAGATATTGTTCTTGATTTGTTTGGAGGCTCTGGTAGCACACTAATTGCTTCAGAAAGAACAAATAGAAATGCTCTTATAATGGAGCTTGACCCTAAATACTGTGACGTTATAATAGAACGCTGGGAAAACTTTACTGGAAAGAAAGCGGAGCTATTATGATATTCAAAAGATGGGCTGTAAGATATAAGCATGACAAATCACCTTTAGATGGTAGTGCATTCGTGCATAAGAAAGCCGCAGAGGATGCTTTGGCTATGCTTCCTAATAAAGATAAGTTAGAAATTGTCCAAATAGCTATTATGTCTGTGGAGCTTGCAGAACATTTAGCTGGGCAACTTTCGGAGTTATAAAGGGGATTTATATGCAAGGAAAAGAGCATATCCCTACAGATGAAAGCCGTAAGCTAGTAAGAAGCCTTAGTGCTGTTGGCATTCGCTACATAGACATAGCGCAAAAGCTAGACATCTCTGACGATACATTGGTCAAGCATTACAAGAAAGAGCTTGAGGATGGTCGCATAGATGCCAATGCTTCTATTGGGCAAACGCTATTTCAGCAGGCAAAGGAAGGCAACACATCTGCAGCTATATTTTGGTTAAAGACAAGAGCAGGTTGGAAAGAAACCCAAGCGCATGAAATAAGCGGCTCAGAAGGCTCGCCAATAACAGTTAAAATTATTACTGGCATAGATGACACCGATTAATACTGGCTATGAGCCAAGACAGCCGCAAACATTAATACACAAAGCTGTAAAGAAGAACCGCTTTGTAGTATGTGTAGCTCACCGAAGAATGGGCAAAACTGTGGCTGCTATTAATCAGCTCATTCATTCATCATTAAAAAACGAGAAGCCTAATCCTAGGTATGCTTATATTGCACCTACATACGCTCAAGCAAAGCGCATTGCGTTTGACTATCTAGTAGAGTTCACTAGACCGCTAGGTGCAACAGTAAACATATCTGAGTTAAGAGTTGACTTTATGGGCAGACGCATAAGCCTATATGGTTCGGATAACTCTGACTCTCTGCGTGGTCAATACTTTGATGGTGTAGTGCTAGATGAGATTGGCGACCAGAACCCTAAGATATGGAATGAGATTATTCGCCCAGCTTTAGCAGACCGCCAAGGCTGGTGCTTATTCATTGGAACACCCAAAGGCAACAATCACTTTAAAGACTTTAGAGATAGAGCAGAGAAGTCTGATGACTGGGCTTTGCTAGAGTTTAAGGCTAGTGAAACAAAGCTACTGCCTGATGTGGAGTTGCGTTCAGCTCGTATAGAGATGGGCGATGACAAGTACAACCAAGAGTTTGAGTGTAGCTTCAATGCTGCGGTCGAAGGCTCGTACTATGGGGTGCTGATGAATGAAGCGGAAGAGCAAGGCAGAGTTAGTCGAGTTGCTAGAGACGATTTGTGTCGTACTTATAGTGCTTGGGATTTGGGTATCAGCGATACTACTGCAATCTGGATTGCTCAAGCTGTAGGTAACGAAGTAAGGCTGGTTGACTATGTAGAGAACAATGGTCAATCGCTAGAGTGGTATGTGAACTGGCTACGGGATAACAACTGGAAGCATTGCACACACATACTGCCTCATGATGTAGAGGTAAGAGAGCTTGGCACAGGCAAGAGCCGTAAAGAAGTATTGATGGAGTCAGGCTTAGACATAATCGTAGCGCCTAGACTAAGTGTTGCTGATGGCATACAAGCTGTTAGACGCATATTGCCACGATGCTACTTTGACAAAGAAAAGACAGCGCAGGGCATTACTTGCTTGCGTAACTATCGCAGAGTGTTTGACGAGAAGCGTAATGTATTCTACGACACTCCGCTACATGACTTCTCATCGCATGGTGCTGACGCATTTAGATACTTAGCGATTGGACTAGACTCAGGCGAAACGACTTGGGGCGAGCCTTTAAACTACAACAAATCTTGGATAGTATAATGACTGAATTAGAGCTAAAGACGATAATCCGTACGGAGATAGATAACGCTATTGGTTATCTTGAGACCGAGACAGTAGAGGACAGAGCTACGGCAATGGACTACTACTTGCGTCACCCTTACGGAAACGAAGTAGAAGGTCGGTCACAAGTTGTCACAGGTGAAGTAGCAGAAGCAGTTGATGGCGCATTGCCACAGCTTATTCGTGTGTTCACCAGCACAGAGGATGTAGTGAAGTTCGAGGCTACCAAAGATGGTGACGAGCCACTAGCAGACCAAGCAACAGACTTAGCGAACTGGGTATTCTACAAACAAAACGATGGCTTCCTGATTCTGCACAACTGGTTTAAAGATGCTTTGATGCAGAAGGTAGGTGTCGTAAAGGCATACTGGCTATCTGACAAAGACGAAACCAAAGAGAAGTATAAAGGCTTAACTGATGACGAGCTGACTATGTTGTTGGCTGATGGTGAGTTTGAGGTAGTAGAGCAGGAAACAGTAAACTATGAGCTAGAAGGTCAAGCGCCTTACAGCTTGCATAACATCAAGATTAAGCGTGTAAACGACAAGTCACGCATTGTCATTGAGTGTGTGCCACCAGAGGAGTTCTTGATTGAGAAACACGCAAGAACGATTGCTGACGCACAGTTCGTAGCTCACAGACGCAAGATTGCTCGTGGTGACTTAGTAGCTATGGGCTATGACAAAGATGTCGTAATGGACATCCCTGTAGGTGACAGACTGACATACAGCCCTGAAATCCTTGCTCGTTACTCCAATGGTGAGATACCACAAGACATCACCGATGTAGATGACATGATGCAAGAAGTAGAGGTATATGAGTGCTACATCAAAGTTGACATGAACAAGTCAGGTGTACTGGAGCTTCGTAAGGTTACATATGCTGGCGAAATGATACTTGATGACGAGGAATGCGACTATGTGCCATTCCACAGTATCTGTCCATTCCCTATTCCACATAAGTTCTATGGTCAATCATTGGCTGATAGAACAATGGACTTGCAACTAATCAAGTCTATCGTAACTCGTCAGATGCTAGACAACCTATATCTGACAAACAACTATCGTGTTGCAGCAGTAGATGGTCAAGTAAACCTAGATGACTTATTGACATCAACGGCAGGCGGGGTAGTTCGTGTGAAGAACCCAGGCGCTGTAGTGCCATTGACAGTTCAATCTACAGCCAACCAATCATTCCCTATGCTTGAGTATTTGGATAGTGTCCAAGCCAAGCGTACAGGCGTTTCTGATATGCAACAGGGCTTAGACCCGAATGTGCTACAGAACACAACAGCCACAGCAGTTGCTGCTATGACTCAACAAGCAGCAGGCAAACTAGAGCTAATAGCTCGTCTATTTGCAGAAACAGGTGTGAAATCACTTTTCAAGGGCATACTGCACCTGCTGTGCAAGTATCAAGATAAGCCACTCACGGCAAAGGTGCATGGTAAGTTTGTGCAGTTTGACCCAAGAGAGTGGACAAATCAGTTTGATGTAACAATCAATGTAGGCTTAGGCAATGGTAATCGCCAAGAGCAGATTGCTATGTTGCAGATGATTCTAGCTAAACAAGAGCAAATCATTCAGACATATGGTGCTACTAACCCATTGGTGACTGTAGCTCAGTATCGCAATACGCTAGGCAAGATGATTGAAATGGCTGGCTTCAAGGATACTACATCGTTCATGAACGAAGTAACTCCTGAGATGGAGCAAATGATTTACCAGCAAGTAACTCAGTCACAACAGCAGCAACCGCAAGACCCTGCTGTCATTATCGCTCAAATAGAGCAGATGAAGGCTCAGTTACAAGCAGAAACAGCTCAAGCTAAGCTGGTGGCTGAAGCTCAAAAAGCTCAGACAAACGCACAACTAGAAGCTGCTAAATTGCAGGCAGACAGAGAAAAAGCAATAGCAGACATTACTCTTAAACAAGCTGACTTGACATTGCAAGAGCAGAAGGCAGCGTTAGAGATTGAACTGCAAAGAGCTAAGATGTTGCAAGACGCAGCTATGGCTGACAGACAACAATCATTGGCAGAGCGTCAAGCTATCATGGACGAGATAAATGAAGCAGAGAAGCGCATTGCTGAGATTACAGACATAGACGCTGCAAAAGCAGAACTCATTAACGCAATAACAAGACTTAGAGGCAAATAATGGCGATAACAGTTAATAAGGTATTCAATGCTAAACCAAAGGCTGGTGCGCTAAAGCCTGGTCAAATTGGTCAATACAATGACGCATCAGGAAAGCCAGTCTATATTGTTGCAAAGGCTGATGGCTCATATACAAAGCCACAGACAACACTAGCTGCTGCTGAAGCTAAGTACAATACAATCAAGTCATCGCTTGCTAAAACAGGCAATGTTGGATACACACCAGAGGCTACAAAAGCATTTGGCATGAACTTAAATCCAGGTCAGATAGCAGACAGACTAACGCAATACTATTATCCAGCAGG